AGAGGCTCGTGGTGCCACCGGATTGCAGGAACGCCGTGTTGAACTGCACGGTCTCCGAGCCCGTGGTGACAGACTGGACAGCAGCGGATGCCGCATCGAGGCCGATCCCTGCGGCGTCAAGGACAACGTCCTGCACGTCTTGTGGGGGCTCCTCCCACCCGGCAGTGAAGGCGACGTGGATGTTCTCCACGCCGACCGGCCACCCGTCCGCTCGGATCAGCTGCCCGGTGCGCGGGGCGACAGTGAAGCCCGCGAATGGGATGCCATCAATATCGACATCCACCAGGGTGGGGTCGATTTGCATGGCGGGGAGGCGCAGGATCGTGGACCCGTTTCCGGAGAGCGTGGTCGTGTATGCGCTCGTGGTGACCAGCCAGTTCACGGCACCCCGGAACCGGTCCGACGCACGCCGCAACGCACGCAACGCCGCCTTGTCGTCAACGCCAACACCGGCCAAGTCCGAGAACTCCTCCGGGTCGGCGAGGTACTTGCCCTTGTCCCAGGCCATGACCTACGACTCCTTGAGTAGCTCGATCAACTCCGCCTTCGTCAGCCCGTCCACGTCGGCAGCGTCGAGACCCTGAGTGAGGGCATAACGCATCCAGTCGGCCTTCGACGCAGCCACAGCGGGCCGGTCGCCGGTCAGGACGGTGCTGGTGGACAGCGGGGCCGGGTTCTGCGGCTTCACGACGGGGGCGTGCTGCGGTGCTGCACCCTTCACGGCACCACTGGTAGGCAGCCCGAGACGCTGCGCGTCATCCGGGGTATACCGGACACCGTTGTAAATGATCATGCTCATGAGAGCCGTCCCTCCGTACTTCAAATCCGGCATGGAAAAGGGGGACACCACCCAAACCATGACTGGTCGAGTGGTGCCCCCCTCACGAGGTGCGGGTCAAGCGCCCTTGATGTCCACGATGGCCAGCTTCGCCGCGTTGCGGATCAACTGCATGGCGCGCTTCTCAGCACGGATGTACACCAGGTTGCGCTGCGCGTAGTCCTTGTGCTGGTTGAACGCGGTCACCGACAGTGCTTCACGGTCCAGCAGCTGGATCGTGGAGAAGTCGCCAACGAGGACAGTGCCCACCGGGATCGCCTGGGACACGATGCGCTCATACCCCCACGCCTGCGGGGTGCCTGCGGAGAACGGACCGGCGCCAAGGTAGCGCCCGTCGGCATCCTTGAGCAGATCCCAGGCCTCGTCGTCCTCCGGGTTCAGGAGGAAGCCACGGATCTGGGCGCCACTGGTGGTGCGCAGCTTCGTGATGGCCTTACGCATCGAGGTGGGCGCGTCCACGGCGAAGTCCTGCTGGAGGACGCCGGTGGTGTTGAACACGCCACGGGGGATCCCGTTGGTGCCCGACCCGTTCAGGAGGACTTCCTCGGTGAGGATGTCCAGGTTCTCCGTGAGGGTCGAGTTGATCAGCGTGGAGATCACGCCGTCGTCTGCGAGTTCCTGGTTGGTAACCTCCATGCCGTCGGCGTAGGTGTACACCGAGGCGTTGGCGACCTGGGTCCCCAGGGTAGACAGGGGCTTCAGGCCACCGGCGGCGTCCGTGCCGGTGGTGGTCTTGGCCTCAGCGACGATGGCCGCGTTGCTGGTCTTGGAGATCACCTGGCGGTACTCGATGAACTGCGAGTCCGTGGTGCCGTGCGTGATGACGTCGAGGACCGTGCGCGGAGGACGGTAGACGAGATCCTCAACGCCGGGGAGGCGGGTCGGAGCAAGGTCACCGTTGTTGACCGTGTTCAGGGGCGCCGGGTCGGCCTTGAAGGCGCGGCGGCCACGCTGGCCAAGAGCCTTGGCCTCCACTCGGATGGGGGTGCCGTCCGAGATCCCGGACCGGTTCGAGGCGCGGAAGGACTTCATGGCCTCCGAGCCGGTGAACGCTTCACCGAGGGTTGCCGGGGCGGCCTTGCGCACGCCGGGAGCATCCTCCTGAGAAGACTGCTCACTGAAACCAGCCAGAGCCTTCAACGAAGCGGCAGCCTGCTCGTCGCGCTCGATCTGCGCGGTGAGATCGGCATGTTCCTTCGCCACGGCATCGACACGCTCGTACTCCTCGTCGGTGAGGGTGCCGTCCTGAGCCTTCGCGGTAAGGTCGCGGGCCTCAGAGGCCAGCGCCTGGAGCTTCTGCTTGCGGTCCATGAGGGGTCCGCCTTTCTGTTAGTTGGTGGCGGCGGCCAGCAGCCGCGCCTTGATGTCGCTGGCGCTGGCGCGTTCAACGACTGGTTCCTGGGATGGTTCTGGGGTTGACGAGGACTTCTCCGCGCCACTTGATGCGGGGCCGTCCTCGTCGCCGTCGTCCTCGTCATCGCCCTCAGCGGCCTTCGCCTTGTCGATGACCTCACCAAGCCGGTCGTAGGCGTCCTGGATGGCTTCGAGGTTCGGTTTCGAGAGGACACGGCCTGCCTTGGCGACCTGTCGTGCCTTCACGGCCAGCAGTTCCGTGTCAGGGTTGGCGCCCTTGAAGCACGGGCCAGCCTCCCAGAGATCCACGGACTTGATGCGCATCGGACCGAACAGGTCGGCGATGTCATCACCGGACTTCTCCACCGGCTCCGAATCCGTGACGATTCCCGACCAGGAGAACTCGCGGATCAGACCGTCACGCATGAGCTGGTGAACACGCGCCGCCTTCGGATGATTCAGGTCGAGGAGGCCTTTGATACGAAGACCCTGATCGGTCTCCTCAGCCGAGACGATCTTCCCGATGATCGAATCCGGGTCGGTGAGGTCGTGGGACCACACCACGGGAATGGGTGCGCCCTTCACCGACCAGTCGGCCAACGTTTCCCGGAAGGCACCCTTCTCGACGATGTCCCCGTAGGAATCGGTATTACCGAACACGGACACCAGCGCCTCGAACTCGCCAGTACCAGCCGGGTCCGAGGCTGCCGGGTCGACTGCCTTCATGGTGATGGTGGTCGGCGCTGACTTCGCAACCTCCACACGGTCAAGTGTCTGGACCATCACAGCCCTCCTATTACTGGTTGTCTTCGATGCCCTCAGCCGTGTCGTCGCCATGGCCGGGGTTCAGTGCGTTCTGATCCCCGGAATCCGTGGGTGACGCTTGCCCGCCCTCCACCACGTTCAGGGGCACAATCAGCTCGTCAGTGCCCTCAAGGTGGGGGAGGTTCATGCGTGCTCGCGCCTCAGCGGCCGTCATCACGGGTCGGCCGGTCACGGTCTGCAAATAGCGGGCCTGCTCGAGGAGGCTGCCCGCAAGAACAGCCTCACGGTTCGCTTCGATGTATGTGTTCTCGCCTGCACCGACGGCATCCAGTAGGCCGCCCGCGTTGATCGCGTCCTGAAGGTCGGTGATGACGGGGCCGAGTACCGGTCCGTAGAGCATCTGCCGGAACGCGTCCACATTGGAGAACGTGGCTTCCCTGGCTCCCACCAACTCGGGCGGGATGTGGAAGGCGGAGGCGACCTCAGCGTCGGTGAGCTTGCGGCCCTCGATGTCGTTGGCATCCGACGGGCTAATCCCGTCAAACTGCTCGTACTCCATGCCATGCTCGAGGATCGGTGTTGACCCATCCACAGCACCAGCCTTAAACCGGTCCCAGGCCTGTAGGAAGCGTTCCCGGTTCTCGTCCGACCACCTGGGAGCCTCGGCCGGTCGCTTCAGAAGGCCAGCCACTTTGGGCCGGTCGGCCCACTGTCTGGTACGCCAGTCCACGGCCTTGCGCTGCTCGTCGAGGATCGCCGACAACGTGAACATGGGGGACACGCCGCCCGCCTTCGTCGGGTGCCACCCGTCAGTCCAGATCTTCGGCCAATCCGTCACGTCGATGTCATCAACGCCCTCCGGGGCCTTGATGATGATCTTGTACGGCTGACCGAGATAATCGGAGCGAGTGTCAATCAACGCCGGGGGAATCCGGATCAACGCCTTATCCTTCGGCCCATACAAAGCCAAGCACTGATCAAACATCATCAGGTCAGTCACCAGAGCACGGATAAGGTGCGTCCTGGTCCTGAGCTTCGAAGGCCTCGCGAGAATGCGTTCCGCTGGGCTTCCAGAAACCCTTTGCCTGTCGGTGTCATCGACCCTCTTATAGGCGTGCCAGGGGATCATGCCGATCTGTCTGGCGACGTAGGAGACGACCTTGCGCAGGGACGGCTGGGTCTTCCACAGCGTCAGCGGGTTCGTGGGCTCCGCCGTGTACTCGACGAGTGGTCGGCCGGGGTCTGCGACGCGGATGCTGTCACCCCACGTGGAAGCCGTCGGATACCCGCCACCGATCACCACCGCATCACCTGCG